TTATCGTTGGACTACCGCCCCAGAACAACGCATCTGGCACAGTGCCATGCGCGTGAGCTGCCCCAATATATGGTAGGGAATCATCACGAAGTTTGCAATCCAAATCCGTTGGCCTGTACTTAACTTCATGACCGGCCAAATCAAGGCGCTCACGCATAGCTGCGTAAGCGAACACTTGATCAACTGATGGAAAGGACAAAGTGCCTACAGTAGATCCTGCAGTAGCAGTGTTCAATACTGATAAAGGCATGTTACCTATCATACAGACTTGGCCCTTGATCGCTGACAGAGCACCTAAGTACTCCAATTGCAAACAAGCTGAAATTGTTCTGGACCTGGAAAAGACTGCCCCATTGGTCGAAGACCATGATGGATCTTGAACCCAAGTTCCACCAGCGCCACCAGCACCAAGAGGAGCAGCTACAGTATTCGTGGGAACGTCCGATGTCAACGCTGCGCTATAAACAAAACAATTTTGAGGATAATATGTCCCCGTTCCACTGCCGGAATAACCAGCTCCCTGATAAGACGGGAACCAAATTATATATCCGTTGGCGGAATTGTTCGTTAAAGTAACGCGCTGTCTCTCAATCACATTTACGCTATCTGTAAAACCCGGAGCCCTAACTAAAGGGCCATGACACGGATCATCAAGCAGTTTCATGTAATTGGTTAGAGCCGAATTGACACTAGACGCCATCTTCTTCCTTGAACGACGAGAACGGGTGCGTTTGCGTTTGTTTCTTACCAAAGGTTTTGTTGGGCCTTTCTTGGCCATAACTTTATTGGCACCACCTCCAATACCGTTTACTCATCCTGCAAACATGCCACAAGGTCAGCATACCTCTCATACGAAATGTGGTTAGGAATCAGGTTCTCGTTAGCATCAGCCAAATAGCCACACTTTTCGATCACCCGCTCCACTTCCTCAATTTCCGGGGCATGCCTGTAGCGGTCCCTAAATTGCTCCAAACGTTCCAGATTAGCCCTCGAGTTTAGAAGATTAGCTAAACCTTTCCAAACATTCAAAGGGACACACTTGTCTGGGTAAAACATATGGGAGCAAAACTCGAAACCACCGCCAGGTTCATTCTTCCTCATGTCAGTGAGTTTGAAGCCATAAACCAAAGCTTTCTCCTCATAACCATCAACGTGCGTTGACATATTGTCGTCGCCCATTGAAATCGATTTGTCACAACCACACAGGAAGGCCACACCATTCCGCATACGAGAATTTGTGTGTCCTGTATTAAACAGTCCACTCTTCTGTATTCCACGGAACTTGGCGCGATACATCTTCCCATCAGAAGTAACAAAAACACTGTTTGCTAGACAAATGTAAACATTCCTCAAAATGCGCTGAAATGAACTGTCCGGAGCAGCGCCATTAAGTTTAATTCTAACTTCCAAATCAATGTCAAAACACCACTCAGCGACGCTCCAGTCCCATCCACTAGCATCATTTGTGCAAGCCTCTTCGGCCCAAGACGCTACCGACTCGTAACATCTTGCGCTCTCATAGTCACCACTCATAAAGTCCCAACCAATTGCAGTGCCCTGTCCTCGGTAACAATTGTTCGAATCACTGTCGTTTTGCTTTGTACACAATAAACGCATAACAATTTCATCAACCAGTGAAACGTTACAGACAATTCTAAATCTACCCGATTTGATCTTCTCAACAGGATGGAACTCATTCTTGATAAAGACTCTAACCGGGTCGACATATCCTTGCTCGACCAATTCCTTAGCACTCAATTTTCTCAAATCCTCAGGCTTGATAGAATTTAGCTTGAAGATCCTCTCTCTAACACACGCAACAATGAACTCAGGGTCCTTCACGAACCAAGAGGATTTAGTCTTGTTTCTGCCGATCATATATGGAAGCCCAGCCAAAGCCTGGGCCTTCATTTGACGCATAACATCATAAATTTCTCGGTCACTCAAAGTAACCTCTGGGCTCTCAAAACCCGACGGCACCTCAGTTTCTTCAGAGATACTACACAACTTAGTAATAACTCTCGATAAATCTTCCTCAGGGGGACGAGGAGGATTTCGAAATCTACCTGATTGATAGATTAAGCTCTCGAGCTCGGCTCCGGCGCCGGTCCGGGGAGGTCCGACTTGTTGGAGTGGCTCGCAGAACGTAACTGCTGAATCAAAGTAGCGCGTCGTCGACGTTTTCGCTGGGCCTTGCTTAAAGGCGCAACGGCCGATGTATTCGAGATTGGAACCGCACTCTCCGGGAGTGCCGCACCACTCGTACGCACCAAGCTCTCCGGTTTCAGATTGGACTCGGCTCGACCGGAGAGTGTCGAGCTCG